TCGACCCCAAAGCAGAGCTTTGGAAACTGCCTGCCTGCTACGTGGGCCCGTATGCCGAGACAGATCCGGAGCTGACGCTGGAGCTTTACCATGCGCTGAAGGTGGTCCTTGAGAAGAACAACATAGATATCCTGTTTGACCTTGAGATGGATCTTCTGCCCATCCTCGTAAATATGACCCTGCGCGGAATACGGATCGACGTAGACAAGGCAGAGAAGGTGAAGCAAGAGCTCTTGGGCAAGGAGAAAAAATACAACGCGAGGCTCAAGGAGCTTGCTGGCTTCAAGGTTGATATCTGGAGCGCGGACCTGATCGCCAAGGCAATGGACAAGCTGGGTATGACCTATCCGCATACGAACAAAGGAAAGGCCAGCTTTACCAAAGACTGGCTCAATGAGCATACCGAAGAATTCCCGCAGCTGATCGCCAAGTCACGGTCCGTGAATAAAGCTTACTCCAACTTCATCGACGGCATAATGAAGTACGTCACCAAAGACGGCCGCGTACACTCGCACATCAATCAAGTACGGTCCGATGACAAAGGTACGGTATCTGGACGATTCTCGATGAATTCGCCAGCGATGCAGACCATTCCAGCACGGGACCCGTACCTCGGCCCGCTGCTCAGGAGCCTTTTCTTGCCAGAAGAGGGCGAGTTATGGGCGTCGATCGACTTCTCGCAGCAGGAGCCGCGGATCTTGGTTCACTATGCCAAGATTTTCTCTGATTATTTGAAGGTCGAATTGCCCGGTGTTGCGGAGTTTCTTGAGCAGTACCGGAACAACCCAGCAACGGACTTCCATCAAATGGTCGCGGACATGGCGGGGATACCTAGAAAGCAGGCGAAGACCATAAATCTTGCACTTATTTATGGGATGGGGAAGGCTGCTTTGGCCCTTCAGCTAGAACTTTCGGAGGATGCTTCGGGTGAGCTAGTCAATCAATACCACGACAGGGTTCCGTTTGTTAAGCGACTGACCCAAGGCGTACAGAAGCATCTCGAGGATCCGCGGTCCAAGGGCATCGTGCGGAGCCTGCTGGGCCGTACCTGCCACTTTGATATGTATGAGCCATCTTCGTATGGGTCCCACAAGGCAATGCCTCACGACGAAGCTGTGCAGCACTACGGGCCGCACACACGACTCAAGCGGGCCTACACCTATCGGGGCTTGAACAGGATCATTCAGGCATCCGCCGCAGACATGACCAAGAAGGCCATGGTTGATTGCTTTGTTGCAAAAGGGAAGATTCCCTTGCTGCAGATGCATGATGAGCTGGTCTTCTCGATCAAGAATGTTGAGGAAGCATTGGGGTTACGAGAGATCATGGAGGCCGCGTTACCTCTAGAAATCCCTAACAAAACAGACATCGAGATAGGCCCTAACTGGGGCGAATTGGTTGAAATTTAATCCACCTATGATATACTCCCATACATGAACGGAAAGGAGTGGCCTTGTGAGTGAAAAAGATCAACCAGTAAAACCAAAGCGGAAGTGGAAAAATATGGATGCCGAAAGATGGAAGTCCATCATCGTTGACAGGAAGACCTACGACGAAATTTGTGTCATCAAAGATGTTGAAGGCCGAACCTTGTCGGGGCAGGTCCGCTTGATCTTCCAAGACTGGAAGATCAGAAACCTATCCTTGAAGGATGTGGCCTTTGTGGATAGCCGGGTGGAGGAGATGAGAGCGCAAGCAAAAGCGGACAAGGCCAGCTAACCCCTGTCACACTCTTCGCTCGCGGTAAATCCAGTCCCTGATGGTATCGATAGGGATTCCAAACTTCCTCGAAATCCATGACAGCGACCGCTCTTCCTCAAACCGCGAATGGCGGACCTCTTCCACAACCTTCTGATCATACTTCTGTTTCGGGTGGGGCTTCTTTGCTACCGTCTTGGACATCTAGGCAACTCCTCTAGTGAACTTATACGCACACTATATAGTTAGATAATGTGGTTGTACAGTGATTATTCTTATGCTCTAATCATGTGCAAGGGTGCCTGCACCCCATAAACCCTAAATACGAGGTAAAAAACGCCATGAAAAACAACGAGTCATACGGGGACGAAGATTTTTTAGAACCCCACTCGCGCTACGAGCCAGACGAAGACCAAGCGCACGACGACTACGTCGATCGCGTGTTTGAATACGACCTCAAATGCGTCACTGAAGCCCTGAACGATGGCTTCTTCACCCAGCAAGATCTCCTCCGAAAAATGACCGCGCTCCTAGCAAAAGCCCGAAGAGAAGGAAACTACCCCTATGTATGAGTATAACTGCCAAGTGCTGCGCATCGTCGACGGCGATACTATCGAAGTCAACATCGAGCTGGGGTTCGACATAACCCTGCAACGCCAAAAAGTGCGCTTGTATGGGCTCGATACCGCCGAATCACGGACCAAGAACAAGTTTGAGAACTGGGTTGGGGAGTTCACTTCCGCCGCTTTGCGGGACTGGGTGTCCGGCCACAGTGCTGCCACCCTACACTCACGCGAGTTCGCTCGAGAAAAATACGGACGCATCCTTGGGGACATTAATTTCTATGATCCTCGGGGAGAGTTTCGCTCATGGTCTACACTTATGCGGGACTCTGGGCTAGCTGTTTCTAACGGCTGGACCAAAGAACACAAAAAACGCTACTGGGACCTGATGTACAATCGCCTGTTTGCTACAGATGCTCTCGATCGAAGTCCCTGGGGGTACTCCTCCAAACATATATACGTCCCCAACAACTTCATCTGGCCCTCGGAGGATGAGATTCGAGTGCTTATTGACGAGTCTGCCGACAAGGACTAAGGTGAAGAAAGTAATCGCAAAGAAACGTGGTCGTCCCGCAAAGTGGAGGTGTTAAATGAAAGGTCTGTATGCAAACATTGCAGCGAAAAAAAAACGTATAAAAGAGGGTTCTGGTGAAAAAATGCGACAGGTTGGATCAAAAGGATCTCCAACCGCAAAGGCATTTAAAAAATCTGCTAAGACTGCAAAGGCAAAAAACAAATAATGGCTAAGTCTCCTGCTTGGACTCGAAAAGAAGGAAAAAACCCAAAGGGCGGGCTAAATGCCAAGGGCCGGGCTAGCTATAATAAGGCAAACCCGGGCAAACCCGGGTTAAAGCCTCCGGCACCGAAACCTAAAACGGACAAAGACGCGGCTAGGCGCAAGTCGTTTTGTGCCAGAATGTCGGGGATGAAAGCCAAAAACACTAGCGCCAAGACTGCCAAAGACCCAAACAGCAGGATAAATAAGAGCCTTCGGGCTTGGAATTGTTGAGGTAGTTATGCCTTCTGTATCAAAATCAAAGCGGCATCGAAAGTTCATAGCAGCCGTAGCAAACAACCCTATTTTTTGGTGCTCCCATGGACATTCAAGACAAACTTTGCCTCGCGGCATCGCTCTCGCTTCAGGCCTATCTGGGGGACATCCCCTCCACAACCAAGGTCGAGTGCCTGAAAACCTCAACAACAGCCTTCCTCCAGTTCTCCGAGCAGCAGACCACCGTGGTGTTCCGCGGTACACAGCAACTTCTTGACTGGAAATACAACCTGAGAGCCGTGCCGTATTGGTACAAAGGTCGCTGGTGTCACATGGGCTTCGCCTTCGCACACAAGTCAGTCTGGTCCGAGATAGAGCCATACATTGACATGGACAAGCCCATACTGTTCACGGGCCACTCCCTTGGCGCTGTACTGGCCGAGTACAGCGCTTGGGCCCTCGGCAGGCACGTAGATGCGTCCCTGATCACCTTCGGCAAGCCAAATGGCTTCCTGAAGAAAGCCAAGGCCCTTATGCCCTGGCTCAAGACCCAGATCTCCGTGTGTTCCGGTTCGGACCTCGTGGCCCGCGTACCACATTTCTGCTACGCCCCCGACGCCGGTCAGCAGATGCTTTATTTTGACAACACCCACGGAAGTGGTTTCTGGGATCCGGGGCACGATGCGTTAGTGAGAGACTGGCGTCCGCGGGACGCGGTCAGTGACCACTCCATGACTGGATACCACAGTCTAGTCCGGGACTACGTTCTGGAAAGAAACTGGGTCAACCCCAGATAAAGTAGTAGACGCCAGCCATATATATGCTAATCTCATGTGCATGGAACAAAAACACATTACCGCAAAAGACATGACATGCGCCTTCTTCCAGCAGCTATCA